CGAACCAAATTGTGCAATTCGTATTTTAGGTTCCGAAATTTTTCTTGAACCATAAGACGGATTAACTGTTGTTGGAAAATTTGCCATTAACTTAATAAACCTCCTGACATTTGTTGCCTTACTATTTCAGACTGTACCGCTGCTGCTATAAGCTCTCCCAGTTGTCTTGAGGATTGGTCATCCCCTTCTGCTTGTGTTCCAGAGGCATCTACATTTACCACCACGTTAGTTGTATTGCCTCCAATTTTATTATTAGGAATTATATTGCCACCTTTTGACCCCATTTGCAAAATTTCAGGCCCTCTTTCTCCTACAAGAAAAGCCCCACCAGCAGAGACAGGTCCACCTCTTGCTTTTTTAAATAATCCACTTGTATCGAACCCTGTACTAAAAACATTATCAGTAATTAAAGATGTAGCACCGCCGCCACCGCCGCCACCAAAAATATTGCCTAAAAAACCACTAAATGCCCCTCCAATTCCCCCGACTGCCTTTTGCATTGCCATTTCTATAAGTTGTCTTTGTAATCCTTTAAGAACATTACTAAGAGCATCTCCTAATGTTTGTGCACCCATTACAGCATCGGTTAAATTTTGAACTAAATTGTCCTCAACAGATTGGCCTATATCATCAAATTGCTGTTTTAACTTAGCAGCCTGTTCGTTTTGAAATGTAAATTTTGAATTAGCTATATCAATTAATTCTATTTCTGTGAAAAGACCTTCATTAATAGTATCAAAAAAGCCAACTTGTTTTTCAAGATTTTGATTTGTTTCTATATCTTTTTTTATAATTTCAAGTTGAACAGGTGGTCTACCAATAATAGTTTCATGTGTTTTAGTAACAGTCTGATCAATAAGTTTACTTGTTTCAAGTTTTTTTGCTTCTAAATCTGCTTCATGTTGAGCCAAAGCTGCATTGATTTTTCGTTTTTTTATTTCTTCAGTCAAAATTTTAATTTTTTCTTGATTTTTAGGTAATAAACTTTGAAATAGCCCTACTTCAGCTCTAACTATTTTCGTTGCTTCTCCCCTCGCTTCCATAGCTATTCCCGCAAGTTCAGGTCGGCCTATTTTATTTGCAACAGATATTCTTTTTACAAAATCATCTATTGCTTTTACGCCATCTGTTGCTAAATCTATAACACCTTTGATTTCATCTTGTAATTCAGTTCCTATTGTTCTTGCGAGAGTGTCAACAGAATCTTGTAAAGTTGAAAATTTTCCATTTAATGTATCAGCCTGTTTTGTTGCACCGCCAGCAAAAATTGCTCCTTCACTTGTTAGATTTATTAATGCTTGGTTTACAAGATCAGCACCGATTTCACCTTTACGCATTGCCGATTCAAATGCATCCCCCTGTAAACCAGTTATTCGTTTTAGTTCAGTTGTAATATCAACTCCTCTTTCTAATAATTGTAAATTCTCTTCTTGTTGTAATTTACCTTTTGCTCTTATTTGACCAAAAGCAGTGGCAATACCAGTGAGGTCAGCACCAGTAGCACCAGCCACATCAGATAATCTTTTTGTTGTGTCAACAAGTTCGTCAGTTGCAAAACCAAAAGCCTTTAACCTTTTTGTTTGTTCTATTAATTCACTACTTGTAAAAGGTGTAACAGCACCAAATTCTTGTAACTCTGTAATGATACTATTTGTTTTTTCAACAGAACCAGTTAATTGTTCTAAACTTTTTCTTTGAGTTTCTAATTCAGCTGTCTTAAAAAAAACAAATTTTGCAGTCTGTATTACTGCAAATGCAGCTGCTAATTTTTTTAAAGTGCCTGTTAATGTATTTACGCCAGTAGCTGCTCTTCTTCCTGAATTACCAAGATTATCAAACGATTTTTTGCCACCATTTAATTTATTTTTTAATTTATCTGTATTATTTGCTAGAGTTTTTGTAATCTTATCTGTTCTTTGCAGAGATCGTATTGCATTTTGTGCATCAACTATTAATTTGACTGTTGATTGTGCCACAGATACAAATAACCTTTATTATATATTACCTTCTTTTTGCCTTTTGACGATTCATTTCCTGTTTTTCTCTGTCATATTTAACTTCATAATATGCTGCCCAATATATCAACTCTTCTTCTGTCATAGATTTTCTAAGTTCTTCTACTGATTTACCTAGTTCTGTTGCGAGAAAAAACTCAAAATTTAACCAGTTATCTCGCTTTATTCTTTTTTTGCTGTATTAATATCAACTTGAATATCCATCATAAACAATTCAAGCTCATTTAATACACTTTCTGGTAGAAATCTTTGTAGGTTTTCAGCATCAGCAGAAGCAAAGGCTTTTGACCCATCTTCATTCTCTGCAATTTGGCAAAGAAGTCTTGTAGATATTGTTAAGCCATCATCTGTACCAGCAGCAACTTGTGCTTTTTTTCTATCAAACCTTGTAACTGGAGGAAAATATAATTCTTTTAATAATGAACCATCAGGTTTTTTTAAAACATACTTTCTTCTTGCGGTCATCACATCACTAAAAGCCTCAGTAATGAGATCAACGGTTCTTTTTGTTGCCATAAAATATTAGGGT